TGAAGGTTCACGCTTCAGACGACCTTTTTTTTAGGCGATTACGCCGAAATAGATGTCGATTTCAGGGAAGGCTTTTTGTACGGCTTCGGAAATGTCTTTTGCCGCTTGTTCGATTACAGCATCGATTTGCTGCAATTCGTACCACAGGACGAGTGCGCCGCTGTTTTTGTCGATGCGGAATTTCAACAGGGCTTCAACAAAGTAGGATGCGCCGCCTTGATGCGGGGTGAACTCGATGCCGAAACGTTCAAACATTTTGAGGTTTTTCTCTGTTTGCCCTGAGTCTTCGGATTGGAAGGTAAAGTTGATTCTGCCGTCCTGTTCACGATAGCCTTGTTTGAAGGTGGTTTTTTCGGTGTACTCGAGATTGAGCGCAAAATCCAATACTTCGGCTGCGGTCGGGTAAACGGCATTTTCGTTGCCGGGATTTTTGGATACGATGTTGCGGGCATTGTTGGTCAGGAAATGGGAAAATTCCATCTGATTCATGCGGTGCGCATTGTTGGCCAGCCAGTTGGATGCCGATGTAGTGCGTTGCGGGGTATATACGGCATAAAAATCGAGCCAGCCTGGAGCTTGTTGCGTATGACCGTTGATGACGGCGGTAACATCAATACGCCCTGATTTGAAATCGGCATCAATGTAGATTTGTGTGCCGTCCTGTTTGTGTTTCTGTACAAACTTAATAAGACTGGCGGTATCGTGCATGAGGAATTTGCCGCACTTGCGGTACGGGTTTTGCATCAATTCGGGGTGTGCTTTGTATCTCCAGCCACCGTCTTCGCCTGGGGTGAATACAAGCGGAGTATTGTTCGGTGCAACCTCAAAAAAAGGTTTTTGAGCTGCCTGTAAGGCGGTTTTAATCATGTTTTCTTGGGTTTCCATTTTGGATTTCCTTTTGGGCTTGAGTTAGTTGGAGCTGACCATTTTCAGCGTGCTTGACGTATTGGGAACTTGTTTGAGTTCCAATTTTCCTTGTGCCGGATCGTCGGCTTGGATGTTGCCGTCAGGTGTAGCAAAGACGATGCCGCCTTCGCGTTTTTCTTTGGGTAGTTTGGTTGCCACATCGTGGCTGATTTTTACCGTTCCGCTTTGGATGTTTTGGGGTTGGATTTTGAGCTTGACGGTAATTTCTGCCTGTTTACCGTGAGCAAGGCAGGCGCGCACCGCATCACTCATGGCTTCGCCTAATTCACGGTCTAACCAGCCGCTATTTACGGTCGGTATTTGCTTGGAGGCAGGAACAAATTTCTTTTCTTGGGTTTCCATTTTTGATTTTCCTTTAATGAGGGGTTAGTTAGGTTGCCGGTATCGCGGGATGACAATACCGAGGAGGTTATTTAATTTTGAGAATTTCCAAAGATTCCACGGCGGCGCGGGCTATTCCAAATTCGTTAAGTGCGGCAAAGCCTTCGGCTGGTATGGCGGATGCTCCGTAATTGATCTTTGGAATAAAATTTTCGTTCAGGGCGACGGCGGTTCTTGCGAGATTTAGCAAAGCGTCGAAATTTTCTTTAGAGATGGTGATGGTTTCCATGTCGTTACTCCATGTGGCTGTTGTTTGTTTCGATGGATGCAGTATAGCAAAGCTAGATAAAATATCAATAGCTTTGCTACTTATTTTGTTATATTTTTTATTTAGCTTTGATTTTAAAGGATTAAAGTTACAAAAAATCCGGCAGCGGCAGGATTTTTGTGGGCGCAAAAAAACCG